AACTTCTTCTAAAACATCACATTTATTAATATAAAGTTCATTAACTCCACAATAATTACATGCATCAACCAAATCATTAATATTTAAATACCCTATTTGTCTTGGTCTACCAGTTGTTTCACCATATTCATAACCTTTTTCTCTTATTATATTCGCATCATCTTCATCACATATTACTAAATTTTTAGCATTACCTACATATGTTTCATATATTTTTGCAACACCATATATATCACCTAAATCAGATAATGGTAATCCAAATGTTGAGAATGCAAATCCTGGATGAATATGTGAAGATGTTACATATGGATATGAACCATAATCAATATCTAACCACCATCCTTGTGAACCTTCCATTAATATATTATTGAAATTTAATTTTTTAATATCTGATGTTTCTAATATAAATGGTTTTAGTTCATTAATATCTTCTGCTCTTTTATTTGTTCTCGAATATTTACCTGAATAAGCAGGTCCTATTCCTTTTTTAGTTGTTCCAATTTTATTATCATACGAATCCTCAATTATATGTTCATCTGTAATAACATGTGTGTATGGGTGGATATATACTCTATTTTCTAGTTTAAATTCATCTTTAAATTCATTATATTCATTTAAAAATTCCTTTGGATTAACTACACAACCACAACCAATTATAATTTTTGTATTTATATCATACATCCCACTTGTTAAATAATGAGCAGTGTATTTTTTATCATTGATCCATACAGCATGTCCTGCATTTCCACCCCCATTATATTTAGCGATCACATCATAATTATATCTATCATTTAATATTTTTGAGATTTTACCTTTACCACAATCTCCTCTTTGAACATCAACTAGTACATCTATTTTCATATTTTATTTTTTATTTTATTTAATTTTAATAATCTATCATCATTATTTGGTTTCCATTCATATCTTATAAAATCATTATATTCGTTATTATCATAACATTTTTTACAAACAGTATATATCCATCCTTGTGTTTTTCCTACATTATCAGTCGATCCACAAAATTCACAAGTATTTGATGATAAATATGTTGATAATAATGACATTCCATGTATAGTATCATCACCACATTGATGATAAATACTCAATACTCCGAATTTCTCTTTAATGGTATTAATTTTTATAAATTCTTTTTTATTATTTTTTTGATAACTATAAATACAATTTAATGTGTTATCGATCAAAGAAAACCAACCATTATTACATCTTATATGTATTCCTTTATCAAATATATGTCTATATTTAGATAATAAATAGTCTTGTAAATATTTATCCATTTTTTAAATATTCATCATTTTTATAGTAAATATTATATTGGAAATTTAAGAGATTGTTGTCTTTATCATTAATAATAACATGATCTTTTATTAACCAGTCAATATTTAAATTATTATCATTATACATTATACCTGCTTCACTTTTTGGATTATAGATATTATCTACTTTATAATTAAAGATTGCATCTTCGGATAATGTTATAAAACCATGTGCAAATCCTCTTGGTACAAATAATTGTCGTTTATTTTCATCTGATAGTATTATAGAATAATGTTTTCCAAATGTAGGTGAATCTGTTCTTATATCAACAACCACATCTAATACTCTACCTTTAACAACCCTTACTAGTTTAGCTTGTGTATAAGGTGGTTTTTGGTAATGTAATCCCCTTATTACTCCATATTTAGAGTAGGATTCACTGTCTTGAATAAAGTTAATATTACCTATATCTTCGTATTTATTATAGTTATACGATTCAAAATAGTATCCTCTATCATCATAATAAATATTTGGTTCTATAATAACCAATCCATCAAATTCCGTTTTAATTAATTTCATATTTTATATTTAATTTTTAGTATTTTATTTCTTCTATTAAATTGTATAATCATTTTATTTCTATCTGGTATTGATAATGCTCTAAATTTTCTAGCTCTTTCTCTATAACCACAAATATCACATTTTAAAACATCATTTGTTTTAATTGATCTGTTATTTATACTTTTACCATTTATTGATATTTTATTAGATAAACAATTATAACAATATAAAAATTTTGGTAATGTATCATCATACATAGCGAATTTATGATTAGGAAAATTTGGTAATGACATTATATTTTTTCTTTAATTTTTAATATTTTAGTTCTTCTTAACATATTGATTGCATCATATTTATCGATATTATAAAAATTACGATGGATATCATTATAATATACTTTAAATTGTTTATGTTTTGATAAGTTTTTTAATATAATTTCGGTATTTCCAAACCTATTTCTAATAAACGACATGGTTTCGATTATATCATTTATATCACAAAATTTATCAGTATAAGATATCAAAAAAGAGTTTAATATTAGATTATATTTAACTTTTTTATTTTTAAATATAAGGTCGGTTTTATTATTGGGTTTCTTATTATATACATTAATTTTATAATTATCAGTAAAATCTTTAAGATAAATCTCCGTACCGTCATCTTTTAATAAGTTAAATCTTTTATGTGAATATTGTGCACGTGCTTTTCTATCTAATAAAGTTATTATATCTACATCAAGTGTTTTAACTTCATATATCTTATCTTTTTGTAAATTTTGGATATCACCTGGTTCAATACATCTTACTTTCATAATCTTACCACCATTTATAATTATTATTTAATTTAGATATATTTTTATATTTTAATTTTAAAATTTTGTTTTTTCTAACTTCTGGATGTCTATTCCATTGATTATAATCAAAATATTGACCATATAATGCATAAATTGGTCTTAAATAATAATCACCATCAACTATATAGAAAGCTTTATCATACTCACAATGTATACATCCATTTTGTAATCTTACTGCAATAACAGAATTTTCATAAATGTATTTAATTTCACTGATATGATCAAATTTATCAAAAATATATTTATTTTGTGCATCTTTTAATTGTTCTTTTAAATAAGATATTGTATCATATACGGTTGTATTATCATATTCTGTTAAACGAGTTATACCTAAATTATCAACTAGTGCAGATCTAATTGATACTGTATGGTTATAAACCAATTTATCTTCTAATGTTTTTAATTGATTTTTTAATCTTTTTAATCCATTGATATTACTAACATACCCATTACAATATGTTATTTCGACTATATTATCTATTATTTTTAATATGTAGTTTTCTGCTCTGTTCATTTATCACTATTTAAATATTCATAAAACCATCTACTGAACATGTATGGTATAATTTTATGATTTGAGAAACCATAAAAACCACATGAAAAGAAATCATGTACCTCAATTATAAATGTTCTATTATTAGATATACCCACATCTAATGTATATGAGACAGGTGAATTATTATAACTTTCTATAATTGCTGTTATTATAGGTATATGAGGAAATATTTTAAAATCGCCAGAATAATTTTGTAACCCAACTAATTCATTTTTATATACAAAACATCTCCATTCGCTTTCAATTTCTATAATATCAGAGCACTGATATCTACCACCTATTAGTGTACTGTCATTACCATAAATACCATTTAAATGTGATTTTATAACATCATTTGATTTTATAAAATAATCTCCCATAATAGTATCATCTGTATTAAATATAAATCTATTTGCAAAACCGAATAATTCTTCTGGTACGTTTTTTGGTTTTGGTACTTTATTATAAAAATATTTTAAGAAATCACAAACAAACTCTACACTACCAATTGGAATATATTTTTTATGAAAATCTTTAAAATTAAAATCTTTATATTCAATGGTTTTATATTTAATATCATTAGAATTATTCAACCAATTATTATATTTAATTGATTCTAATAATGTGAATGAAAAATCATGTGTGATTTTTTTATTTACTGTTTGTATTAAAAATTTCATATTTTTTCCATATTATATCACCATTATAACCTCTTTTCATCTCTAAAATACAAGTCTGAACTCTACTACCTTTAAATATACTTCTTGGTAGATGGGTTATAGATTTTAAACCCCATTTTATTATATCATTAGTTCTTTTTTCTCCATTTATTATTGTTAGATAAGGCATAAGTGCAATTATGTTATCTGTCATATCCATACATTTATATAATATATCATACCCTTGTTTCATAGGTGTAAATGGTGGATTCATAACTATCCAATCAAACCTTTCATTATCAATGTTATCAAAATTATCAGGTGCAATAACTTCACCATATTTTTGTAAAGATTTTACTAAATTTCCTTTACCTGGTGTTGGTTCTAAAATTTTACCAGCATTTGTAGGTAAAAATGAAGACATATAATCACATACATCTATTGGTGTTTGAAAATTTATGTTATCATTATATTTTTCCATAAAAAAATATTTTTTTATGTTATATTCAGAAAAAATAAATTAGTTTTAAAATTAGATATATTTGACTATTTTTATTTAATATATAAGTGTATAAAAATTATTACACCAAATGATATTAGGTGAAAAACATATTTTACCATATAATAAAGAATTAGATGAACTAACATTTAAAACTAAAAATTTATATAATAAAGCTAATTATATAATTAGACAAGAATTTATTGAAAATGGTAAATATTTATCAAAATTTGATATGTTTACAATTTGTAAAGATATAGAAGAATACAAAAATATAAAATCAGCTAGAATTGCTCGTGGTGTTTTAAGAATATTAGATGCAAATTGGATTTCTTTTTTCAGTTGTATAAAAAAATGGAAAGAAAACAAATCTTTATTTAAAGGTCGTCCAAATTTACCAAATTATTTAAATAAAAATAGTAGATTTACTGCTATATTCTTCGGATCCGCCATTCTAGTTAAAAATAAAAAGGGGGAGATAGGTTTGACACAAACAAGTATAAGAGTAAAACCAAAAACAAGTGGAAAAATAATTGAAATTCAATTAGTTCCATTAAAGAATAAAAAATTTAAATTATGTATTCTTTATGATTATAAAGAAGAAGAATTGAAAAAAGATAATCAAAGATATTGTAGTATTGATTTAGGTGTAAATAATTTAATGACTTTAACATCAAACGTTGGTTTAAAACCATTAATCGTTAACGGAAGACCATTAAAATCTATGAATCAATATTATAATAAAAAGTTATCAAAGTATCAATCTGAACTACCCAAAGGTGTTTTTAAATCATTGAAAATTGACAAATTGACTATTAAAAGGAAATTAAAGATTGAAGATTATTTACATAACACAAGTAAATTTATAATTAATTATTGTATTATAAATAATTTGAATACCATAATTATAGGTTATAATGATTTATGGAAACAAAATTTAAATATCGGTAAGAAGAATAATCAAAACTTCGTTAATATTCCTTTTTATGAACTAGTATGGATGATTGAATATAAATGTAAAATGAACGGATTAATATTTAAAAAACAAGAAGAAAGTTATACTAGTAAATGTTCATCTATTGATTTAGAACCAATTATAAAACATGAAAATTATTTTGGTAAACGAGTTAAAAGAGGATTATTTAAAACAAAAAATGATAAAATAATTAATTCTGATGTTAATGGTTCTTTGAATATTTTAAGAAAAGCAATTCCAAATGTAATATTTACAAATGGAATAGAGGATTGTGCTGTTAATCCAAAAAGAGTTAAATCTTTTAAAAATGAATATTTTTATTCATAACAGTTTGAAAGTTATTACCCCAATCCATAATTTGTTGATTCTTTATCATAAGTTTGTTTATCAGTTGTATTTTGATCATATGACAAATTAAAAATATATTCAAAATTTTCTTTGTACATATAATTATCTGCTATTTCTTTTGCAATTTCTGGATATTTGATTGTATCATAATACCAATGTTTTCCTAATCCTACAATATGTGCAGTTAAATCCCAAAAACCATCATCACCAACACCATAATAATTAGATAATCCTATTTTATTTTCATATTCATCTAATGAATTAGCTAATTCTTTTCTTTTTTGTACACAAAAGATTTTCATTCTAATAATAAAATTATCATTAAAATTATCTTTTAAAAATTCTCTAATTTGTATATAATTGACTGTTTTAACACCCCATCCAATGGTATTAATAATATTCCACATTTTTTCTTCAAATTCTATTCCTTTAATTTCTAATAATTTATTTAAATTGTCCATATCGTCTTATTTATGGTGTTATTTATATCTTCAATATATTCTTGTAGATAAAGAATTTCACCCGATTTAAATTTGACCAATGTGTTAATTGATTCATATTCTGGTGAATAATGTTCTTGAAAATAATCAACATTATTTAATAATATTAATGTTTTATCACCTGAGTATGAAGTTAATAAAATTGTATTTTTTAATTTTTCCATAATATAAATTTTTACAAATATAATAAAAAATTATGACATTCTACTATTAATTATAGCTAAAACATCTCTTTTTGATTTCGCAAATAAATCCATATAAATAGGATCATCTAAAAACGTTATAGTATTATCATTTTTTATACACTTTATTCTTACCTTTAATTTCCAATCACTATTATCATTATTATAAAATATTTTATTTCCCTTGTTATCAATTAAATATAAACATATTCTATCTACATTTACAACAGATTTAAATGTATCTATTTTATTCTTTATTAAATATTGGTGTAGTTCTCTAAGTTTTTCCATTTTTATTAAATTTTCTATATTTTTTTATTTCATCATCCATTTCAATTGAATGATTTTTTATTAAATATTCAATACTTTTATCATCTAAGTCATAATATTTTTTAATAAAATCAATTTCATCTTTTTTATATTTATCATTTGATTTATTTTTATTAATACCTGATAGTTTAAACCAATACCATTTTGGGGTGTTTATAACTCTTTTCTTAATAAAGAAATAGTACCAAATATCCATTGCACTAGACTCATTTATTCCCTTTTTATTAAAAACTTGAGCATGATATGGATACTGTCTAGCAAATTTCCTATTAATTATAAAAAAGAATTTTTTCTTATCTTCATCAGATAATTTTTTATATTCATCCTTATTTTTAAATATAAAATCAGTTATATGTTTTAAATCATACATATTAAAATATATTTTAAATATTATATAATAATAAGTAAAATTTGTTTATTTCAATTTTAGATATTGTGTTTTTAATATATACTAAAAAATAAAATATAGAATGGATAGAAATCAATATCGATTGTATAATAATAGAGAAGATATATATTTAACTAGAAAAATAAATTGGGATAAATTAAATGAAAATAAAATAAATCCAGAATTAATTAAAGATTTTCCTGTTAATAAACCTATTAAATTTAATAAGGAATTAATGATCAAAGCAATTCAAAATGGTATGATTATTTTATTAAATTATAGAGGTGATAAAGACGAATGGAGAGGTGGTAGAGAACGTGTAGTTTGTCCTATGGTAATCGGTAAAAATGTGAATACAGGTAATGTTCTTATTAGAGGATGGCATCTAGATGGTTGGTCAGTATCATTAAAGAAAAATGCTAAAAAAGTATGGAGATTGTTTAAAGCTGTTAATATAATGTCAATGATGTTTGTTGGTGATTTTTTTAGACTCCCACCTCAAGGTTATAAAAAAAATGATCGTGTTATGACCGAAATCACATATGCATCAGCAGATTTTAGTGTAATTCGTAGGAATCAATTTAAATTAGTTCAGCAAGGTTTAATAGAAGACGAAGAAGAAACAAAAATAAAAGATAAAGGTATTACATCAGTTGAAATAAAAAATACTGACACGTTATTAGATTTAACAAATGTATGGGGTAATCCATATTTTGATAAAAGAAATCAAAATGAAATTAAAGTATCATTCTTAAAATCTGTTTTTGGTAAGGATTATATTGCAGTATTAGGTGCTCAGGGTGGTAAAGGTAGTTTAGTTAAATTTTATGAAGGTAAAAAATTGATGGGATCATATAAAGTGATAATGTCTTTACCTGATACATCAAGTAAACTTTCCTTTATGAATCAAATGAATAAGATAAAGAAAGTAGATAATCAAACAGAATGGACACTATATACATTCGTTAAAAAAATGGGATAATATGATTATAATAGATAAATTTTTTAATCTACCTTATCTGTCCAGTATTTAAAAAAGAAATAATCATTTTTAATTATTTTAAGAATATCTTCTTTATATTTAATTATTAAAAATGGATCATTATCTTGATCAGTATTATATCCTTTTAGATATATTTTACTATTCTTTTTAAGAATAACATTATCCCCTAATGAGTTTTTAACCTTTAATTCATCAGACATGATTTTATAATCACCATGTGATGGAATAAACCAGTTGTATATTATTTTATAGAAATAATTATTTAATTTAATATAATATTCTTTATCTATATAAGAAAATCTTGAATCTGTTAATAAGTCAGTATCAAATTTAGGTTTATTAATACCGTTAAAGTTTCTAAAAACTCCAAAAAATTCTTCATCCATAAAAACATAAGATATAAAAACATCTAATTTTAAATTATTATTTATAAATACTCTTAATATTTTAATATTTCTAAAATCATCAATATCTTCTAAAAAATAATCCATTTTATTACCAACTGATCCAGAAAAACTACCTCTTAAATCATTAATTATTCTACCCATATCAGTTGCCATCTGTGATACCCTTGAATAATTATCTACATATGGACTTGAATCATCACTGTATACCGACATTGTAGGATCTGTAGCAAAACCATATCCTGGTCCTAATGGATTACTTAATTGACCTAGTTGCATATCAGCAAATTCAGTACTTTCTTTTATTAATTGTGCCGGAAAATTTTCTTCAATGAATTTAAATTTATTATAGTTTATAATTTTCATTTAATATATTATATTTTTAAGTATATATAATTTTTTAAACATCAATTTTTTATATATAATTATAAATTTTATATATTTTATGATAAATTTAAATGATAATTTTATTAATAAATCTAATAAGATTCATGATTATTTATATGACTACTCTTTAATTGATTATAAAAATAATAAAACAAAAGTAAAAATTATTTGTAAAGAACATGGTATATTTGAACAGACTCCTAAAAATCATTTAATTGGTCAAGGTTGTCCTAATTGTAAATATAAATATATGAATATAACTAAACAAGAATTGATATTAGAACTTAATAAATTACATAATAATAAGTATGAATATATATTTGAAATTGATAAATTTAATAGTAGAACAATTTTAGATATAAAATGTAAAATACACGGTTCATTTAAACAACCACTATATGTTCATATTAAAGGTCATGGTTGTTCTAAATGCAATGGTGGTGTTAGATCAAATAAAAATGATTTCATTAAAAAATCGAATAAAATACATAATAATAAATTCGATTATTCAATAGTAAATTATATAAGAGCAAACGATAAAGTAAAAATTATATGTAAAGAACATGGGGTTTTTGAACAGACACCAAATAAACATTTATTGGGCAGAGGTTGTCCATTTTGTAAAATGAGTAAAGGCGAAAATATTATTAAAGGTTATTTAGATAATAAAAGTATAAATTATGAACAACAAAAAATGTTCGAAGGGTGTAAATATAAAAGAAATTTAAAATTTGATTTTTATTTACCACTATATAATATATGTGTTGAATATGACGGTGAACAACATTTTGAAAAATACAGATTTGAAAAAAATGACAATAAATTAAATATTAGAAAAATCAGAGATCAAATAAAAACGAAATATTGTAAAAATAATAATATAAAATTAATACGATTAAATTTTAATAATATATATAATATAGGTAAAATTTTAAATAAAAATATAATAATAAAATAATGGCAAAAACAATTTCTAATAAAAAGTACGAAGAATTCTGGAATAAGGATGAATTAGATATTAAAAAGGATGATAATATCGATAAAAAAGATATTGGTAAGGAAGATATATCTAAAGAAATTAAAAAAGAAGTAAAAAAGGAAGTAAAGAAATTAGAAGAAAAAGTAAATGAAATAAGTAAAAAAAATATTGAAAAAGATGTAGATGATAATATTGAATCTAATGATAAACCAAAAAAACCTAGAAAAAGAAGAACAAGTGTAGTAAAACAAGAAGAACAAAAAAAAATAATAGAAAAAAATATACCAGTTAATAAAACCAAAAAAGATATTATAATAGAAAATGAACCAATAAATATCTATGAAAGTTATACAATTGGAAATAAACCATATAGAATATATCATAGAGGTAATTTGATTTATGATAGTGTAAATCATACAGAAAAACCAATTTTTAAAGAAAATGAATTTATTCTATTTGGAAAAAATTATATATACAGAGGTATAAGAATTGAAAAATATTAAAATAATGTATTATAATATGGACAAAAATAACATTTTTATAAAACGATCAATGGATATTCATAATAATAAATATGATTATTCATTGGTTGAATATAAAAACAATAGAACAAAAATTAAGATAATTTGTCCAATTCATGGTTTATTTGAACAAACACCATATAAACATTTGATAGGTAGAGGGTGCCATTATTGTGCAGGTAATTTACAATTAAATACCATTGATTTTATTAAAAAATCAAATGAAATTCATAATTATTTATATGACTATTCTTTATCTAAATACATAAATACTAAAACGAAAGTTAAAATAATTTGCAAAGAACACGGTGTTTTTGAACAATCACCAAATAACCATATAACTAAAAAACAAGGTTGTCCTAAATGTAAAGGTGGAATAAAATTAACAATAAATGAATTTATTGATAGATCAAGAGAAATACATAACAATAAGTATGACTATTCATTAGTTAATTATATTAATATTAATACAAAAGTTAGGATAATATGTCCAAAACATGGTGTATTTGAACAAACACCGAATTGTCATTTAAATCATGGTTATGGTTGTCAAAAATGTTCAGAATCAAAAGGAGAAAAACAAATCAGGAAATTTTTAGAAAAAAATGGAATTAAATATAATTACGAAAAAACATTTGAAAATTGTAAATTTAAATATAAATTAAAATTTGATTTTTATTTACCTGATTATAATACATGTATAGAATATAATGGTATACAACATTATAAACCAGTTAATTATTTCGGTGGTGAAAAAGTATTGAAATATCAAAAAAATAATGATAAAATAAAAGATATATACTGTAAAAGTAATAATATTGAATTATTAACTATTAAATACGATGAAGATATAATACCTAAATTAAAAAACATAATAAAAGTATGAAAAATATAACAAAATATGAAGATTTTAAAAAATTAAAATTAATAAAAGAAGAGGTTACTGGTGCATCAAACCAAAGGTCAAACATAGAAGGTTCTATAAATGATCCTTTTATTAATGTTAAAGGGAATTTCGCAGGTGCTGATCAAACACTTATTGGTAGTGCTGTAATAAGATTATTTAATTTTGCTAAAAGAAAAGGTTATCAATCCCTTATGTATACCTGGTTAAAGCCAGCGTTAAGAAGAACTTATATGAAAGGTCTAATGAAATATTTAATGTTGAATAATTTAGAATTACCTAAACCAAAAATATTTTTTGATATTATTAAATTAAATGAAAATGAAGAAGAAACAGAAGAAAAATACAATGTTAAATTTGTAAAAAATGAAAAGGATTTAGATTTACCTGATATTGATTCTATATTATATGATAGAAATAATAAAAAAATAGAAATAACAGGTTTATTTAAATTTAGTGACACTTTAAATTTGAATATTGAAGGAGGAGTTGTAAAAGATAAAGTGGATAAAGTTAGTATTACTAGTGATAGTTCTGAAAAAGAAAAAGAAGAAAAGGACATCAAAACATATTCATACTCTGAATTAGTAAATTTAGTAGGTGATTTTGATATTGATTATAAGAAAATATCAATATATGTTTTTAATACAATAAGAGATAATGGTATTTTAGAAAAAAATATAATAGATGAAATTAAGAAAACACTTAAATTATCGAATGATTTTATATCTGAAATTAGTAAAGGATTAAATGAAGATAAATACGAAAATATAAATGATGCTGAAAATTATTTAAAAATATGGAAAGCATATAATAAATTATCTGATTATTTGTTAAATATGATAAATGATTATGTTGATAATGAAGATGTTACTAAAACAAAAGAAATTAATAAGATAAACGATAAGGAATTTAAAATATCAAATAAGCCTAAAGTAAAAGCACAGTCGGTAATTGAGTCATTAAATGAAAATAAAATTAAATCTAAATTAAAAGGATCTAAAGATTATATTGAAAAGGTAGATCATTTAAGTAATAAATATCCAGATATAAGTGATGAAGATTTTGTTAAATTATTAAGTAATAAAAGAGATGATGTATCTAATGTGGTTTTAGATTATAAACCAGATATAGTTAAAATACAGTTAGCTGCTCAACGTTTTTATAGTTCAGATGTAGATGAAAATACAAGAGTTGCTAATATAAATGATAAGAAATTATTAAATAATTGGGCAAAGATGGTGCAAAGTGTTAAATCAGAATTTACTCATGTTATGAATACTGATTTAGTTGATCCCTTTGTTTTAATTAAGAGTGATAAAACAGATATTAGTAAATTGAGTAGTGGTAGTAATACACCTTTATCAAAAACAACAGAAATAATTAATAATATTAATGAATTAAAATATCATTCTGTTTTACAGAGTAGTTTTAAACAAAAGAATCAACCTGATACATTATTTTTAATTAAAATGACAATTAAAGATTTTACTGGATATTTTATTTGTAAAATATATGATGTTAACTTAGGTAATGATAAATATCAATCTATTAATCTATTAAAGTATATATCTAATACCGATGAATTTTTCAAAAAAGAACAAAAAAATTATAATGATTATGTAAAAAACATTAACCATATTAATAATTTTATAAAATCATCAAGTGGTGCAGGAAAACAACAAACATATACATCGACATTAATAATATATGATCAACAATTTAAAATAAAAGAAAATAGAGTAATGATGGTTAATATATATAATGGTAATGAAGGTATAAATGATAATACATTATATGAATTACATCATTTTAATAGTAAAAACAATGAGAGTGTAACATTTAGTGTTGATAATATACCAAATTTTAATACTAAAAATATATACCAACCAGTTAGTGTTAAAATTGATAAAGAACCATTCTTTTTTGTAGATGATGATTTAAATAAAAAATATGGTATTAGTAAAAATGATTATAAATATGATACATCTACAATATTTAATTATAAAAATTTAAAAGATAAATGTGTTAATTTTTTTACTAACATAATAAAAAGATAATAAGTAAAAATATGAAAAAGTACATTGAATATATAACAGAGAACGAAGATAATGAGTCAAATGTTGGTTTAGACGAAACCATTAATGATATATTATCTAAATTTATTAGTAATATCGAAAAATTAAAAAAAGAAACAATGCAAAAATTAAATAATGGTAGTTATGAAGATACACAAGAAAAATCACAAAATAAAAAATCTTCTATTGATGATAATATTAATATATTATTGAATAATTTAGAACAAATTAAGAATGATGGAAAATTGGATGAATTAATTAAACAGTGTATTAATTCTATAAATCTTATAAATAAAGAAAATGGTAGATTATTAAAAGTTGAACCACAAGATGATGATATTAAATCTTCTATTGAAAAAAATAAGAAAAATAGAGAATTACTTGATAATTTATTAATAAAAGCAAGAGAATTAAAAAAATAATAATTTAATATGTTAATAACTAAATATAATAATTTTATAGAACATATATTTGAAAATTTAGAAGTTTCTGATATATTCAATTCTATTAAAATGGATATAAAAAATAATATACCAGTTTATACCGTTGATAATAGTAAGATACAAAAAGGTAACGAAAATGATAATTTATATTATGTTTTATATAAATTAAAAAATGGTTATTATACCATATCAAAATTTTATGTAATTGATATAATAACAGAATTATCAGATAGAAATAATCCAATAAAAAAATTAAATATAATTAGATTATCAGATTCATATAATGGAATTTATGAAGAAGGTAAAAATAGTAAATTAACATATGATATTTATCAAAATTTCATATATAAAGATATTGATAAATTAATTAATAAATTCAGTAAATTAAAAAATAAAAAGGGAATAAAATATATTTTACCAGATGATAATGACGGATTTAATTATATCAAATACAATTTAAATAATAAAAAAATTCATAAGACAACTCCTAGTTTTGATAAAAATGATAAAAATGATAAAAATGATAAAAATGATAATAAAATCAACAATAAAAACACAAATACTAATATAAATGAAGGAGATATGGTATTATATAGTAATAAAAAAGCTAATGTTGTTAAGATTGAAAAAATCGATGATAGTAATATGGCAACATTACAATTTATTGATGATGATGAAATTTATAAATATCCAATAGATATTAAATTACTTAAAAAAATTAAAAATTAAAATGAAAAATATAAAATCATATAAATTGTTCTTAGAAGGATAC